CATATACGGCGGCCACGTTCATGCCCTTCTTGAGTGCCTTCTGCACGTCAGCATCGTTGTTCTCCTTGCGAGAGAATGTCAGATGGTAGTTAGGGATATGGGCAACCTTACGATTTGGAACGGCAGTGTAATCGTAGAACTGAACGTCGGGGAATGCCGTCATGAGGTTCGGGTGCTCCACACCGTCGATCTCCACGGGCTCGAGTTCCCACCGGTGGTCCTGCGTGCCGTTCAAGCGCACCATAGGGGTGAAGCCCTCGGCACGGGCAGTACTGACAAACCGCCCAATCTCAAAAGCGAGGTGCCGCATGAAACCGACGCGATCGAGCAGGAAGTACACCGTCTTATTTATCCGAGCGGTTTGGATCTTGTCGAACTGCCCGCGACCGGCACGGTTCAGGCAGGGGCCCTCGCACTGCGCAAGTTCTGACATGGCGCACATCGTGCCGTCGATGCCGAGCGCGTCGAACGCCAACCGGGCAGGGGCAAGGTAGAGCACTGCGGTCTTCACACCGTACTTCTGACCTTTGACGGTCTTGGCGTTGGTGTCGATGGAGAACAGGGTCTTGGGAACGTAGTACATGGCAACTCCTGAAGTGAAGGGGCTTCTAAATTTAGAACCGGCCGGGGCCGGGGCGAACTACAACAACGAAACCGAAGTATGACACAGTCTAGTTACTTTGTCAAGTAGCAGGGGGGAGCAGGGCAGTAGCGGGCTCGAGCAGGGGAGGGGCGGGGGAAAGTGTACTCAGTAAGGCGTTTCGATGTTGCGAAAGTGCGAAACACGTGCCCGGGGAGTGGTCTACCTTCACGGCGTTAATGAAACGGGGGGACGTCAAAGAAAAAAATGCTCAGGCGTTAATGCGCGGAGAGTAGGGTTTTCGCGTTTCGGCGTTTCGGGCCTGTTTTATGCACGCCAAGGGGGGGAGACCTTTCCTATAAATCCATTTAGGAGATGCGGGTGCGGCTCTCTCTCTCTCTCTCTCTCTCTCTCTCTCTTTCTTATATTTACTGAAACACTGCAACATGCCCGTAGTTTTGGACTGAGTCAATTGATTTTGGTACCAAAGTAAAGTTAAACCCCCCCGTTTCATTTACAAGCTGCGAGTTGCGGCTGTTTGATGCGGGTAGAGGCCCCTCGCAACGTCGCAACGCATGACACAGTAAAGCTTTAGGCCCCTGATGCTTCTAAATTTAGAAGCGCCCCGCCGCGCCCGCGCGCGGGCTCGCGCGCTTTCTTTTTCTTGAACCGCATGCATGCGCGGGTGCACGCGCACGTGGCGTCTCACAACTTCTAAATTTAGATGGCCCTTCGCGAGCGCGAGCGCCCGAGCGCTCGCTCGTGCGTGCGCGCGCGGGCGCAGGCTCACGTACGACCCTAGGCCCACAGACTCACCCACCGCTCCCTACTATCACCAGACCCCGCGAAGCGGGGTCTGGAAAACGCGGGCACAAAAAAGCCCGCCTTGCGGCGGGCTGGTGTGGCGTGGCCAGTAAACTATGCGATGTGGTGGTCGTCCCAAGCTTGCAAAACGCCCTTTTCATCACCTTCCACTGCGAACGCCCACGCGCAAGCTTGCGCATCGTTTTCGTCAAAAACGGCCACGACTTCAAAGTACGTGCCGAAGTCGTGCGGATTTGACTTGATGCGCAGATAGCCGTTATCGGGCTCTGGATAGTGGCGCTGGATTTGCGCGATAAAGCGCTTGCACTCTGCGCGTGCTTTGCTCGAATAGTCGGCCGTGCCGACTTGTGCGCACGGCTCATCGGCCGGAGTCGAGCCAATGTAAAGATGTTCCATTGATATCCCCTAGGTTTGCCCGGGCGTGAGCCCGGGCGTGTTGGTTTACTTGGCGAACGTCGACTTGTACCAATCAATGAACAGTGCGAGTCGCGCCGGTTGCGAAACGATATCGGCTAGCATCGGCGCGATAAGGTCCAAGTCGGCACTCGTAGGCGCGGCCAGTGTTACCTTGCGGCCGCTAATCTCAGGCTTGTCACTTGCGGTATTGGCCGACGTGGTTTCAACCTTCGCGCCAGTGGCCGAGCTTGGCGAGTGCGCCTTGCGCTTTGCTGCCGCAAGGCCCTTACCGGCCACGCCACGCGCTGTCGCGTATGCGGCTTGTGCATCCTTGTCCAAGTACAGCCCGGGCTCAAATTCGCGCGACAGCGCCAAGGCCATGCGAATGCTCGTGCGGTAATTCCGCTGTGCCGACTCGCCTAGTGCGCCACGCGCCACGCATGGCGCGAGAAAGTACGCGTCCACTGCGCCGACGATTGCTTCACCCGTGAGACCTTCCACCTTGCAAGCTTCAATCAAACCTTGCACAGCCGCGCGAACCTTTTCCGATACCTTGCCTTGCGCGCGCTCGACTGCGACTTGCGCCGAGTGAATGCCGCGAAGGTGTTTATTCGCGACTGCCTGTATGCGGGTTTCGATTTTACGATTCATTTGAATCACCTTTCGTTGTCGTGCAAAAGCGCACAACCCAATAGTGACATAGTCAATTGACAATGTCAAGTCGACTCGCAGGCTTTCTAAATTTAGAAGTTGGCGACCCCACCGCACCCGGGGCACCCGCTTGCCTGCGCATGGGACCCACGCGCGCTTACGCTGAGCGCAACACCCCCGCACACCCAAATCTCATTAAGCTTTACTCAGTCACCCTACGCTACAAAGCAAATTTAGTCTCCAACCCTAAACTGCCGTAATTTCGCTATATACCCCCTTCGCCCAAAACGCCTATCCAAAAATTTTTTGCAAAATTCCAAATACTTTATTAGACTCAGTCCACTTGACACAGCCAACGCGCTACGCTAACCTCGGCGCACCTCTGCAAGGAGTGCACATGCAATTTCCTGATGTCGACCTCGACATCCCTTATGCGACTTATCCGCCCACGTTTGAAGATCTACAGGCGCGGATCGCTGCTGCCTTTAACAGCTTGGCGGAGATTTCTGACTCCGTGCTTGTAACGGACGAAGATAAGGCCACTGCGCGCGGCGTAGTCATGGGCAACATTGACGCGGACGACCGCGTCCTGTCTTCCCCCGGCACCATCATTCAGATAAAAGCCATCCTTGACGAATACGACAGGGAGGTGGTGCAGAGTGCGCGCCAGATTCGTACCTACGTCACGAACAAATTGATCGTTGATTCGACTCATCCAGACCCACGCGTGCGGTTGAAGTGCTATGAGATGCTTGGAAAGATCAGCGACGTGGGGCTGTTCACGGACAAAACCGAAGTCACGATGCGCCATCGGCCCACCGAAGAGCTAGAGCAGCTTCTGCGCGAGCGGTTGATGAAGACAATCGAGGAAATGCCCGAGCCGCCGGTTCCTACTTTAGACGTGCAAGATGCCGTTATTAGCGACGCCAAGTGAAGTCAGTCGCCTATTGGCGAATCTGAAAAATATGTCGGCCGAGGAGATGGCCAACACCCTCGCCCTGCTCGAGGAAATCGACAAGCGAAAGCGCGTTCTTCTTGCTCAGAATGATTTCTTGGCCTTCATCGCGGCCATTGACGCGGATTACAAGTTTGGAACCCACTTGAAGCGACTGGGGGCGCTTCTTATGCAGATCGAGGAAGGGCTAAAAGACCGAATTGCGGTCTCGATGGCCCCCCGATTTGGCAAATCGCAGATGATTTCTATCTATTACCCTGCGTGGTATTTGGGACGTCACCCCGACCACAAGATGATTTTGGCTTCGCACACCTCTGATTTGGCCGTTGATATGGCCCGGAAAGTGCGAAATTTGATGCAATCTGACGACTATAAGACGATTTTTCCGGGTGTAACCATTGCAGCGGACGCAAAAGCTGCGGGAAAGTGGAATACAACCAAGGGTGGCGAGGTGTTTGCGGTGGGTGTAGGCGGTGCCCTTGCCGGTCGGGGTGCACATTTAGCGATCATTGACGATCCGCTGTCAGAACAGGATATTAAGGCGGGTAGCACCGCGTCGCTTGATACCGTTTATGAGTGGTTCCGGGCGGGTTTGCGTACTCGACTGATGCCGGGGGGCAAGATCGCCATCCTGCACACGCGCTGGCATCAGCGCGACTTGATCGGGCGGCTAATTAAGGACTCCACGCTCAATCCAGAGGCTGATCAGTACGAAATCTTCGAATTTCCGGCTATTCTCACGGTGCCTAATTCGGCGGCAGACCCGGATTCGGAGGATTACGACCCCGACGCCCCCGTAGAACTGCAGAAATCGCTGTGGCCCGAGCAGTGGAGTTTGGAGCATTTGCTCAGAACCAAGGCATCGATGCCCGCGTGGCAGTGGAATGCACAATATCAGCAGCAGCCCACGGCTCAAGAGGCTGCAATTATCAAGCGCGATCAGATTAAATGGTGGGCCAAAGAAGACCCCCCGGAAGTGGATTTCACGGTGCAGGCGTGGGATACGGCGCTGACAACCAATGAACGGTCAGATTACTCCGCTTGCCATACGTGGGGAGTTTGGCAAAACGAAGACGGCGTTGACAACGTCATTTTGCTCAATCGGGTCAAAGGAAAGTACGAGTTTCCGGAACTGAAGCGCACGGCACTGCAGCAGGTGAAAGATTGGGAGCCCGATACCGTGATTGTGGAGGCCAAAGCCAGTGGCCAGCCGTTGATTGATGAGATGCGGCGTTCGGGGATCATGGTGCAGGATTACACGCCGGGGAAAGGCCAAGACAAAATTGCCCGCGTAAACGCTATCAGTGATATGTTTACCAGCGGTCAGGTGTGGTTTCCAGAGACGTGGTGGGCGTCTGAGGTCGTGGAAGAGTTGCTTTCGTTTCCTAACGGTGAGCACGACGACGACGTTGACGCCACGACATTGGCGTTGATACGTATCCGTAAGGGTGGCCTGCTCAAACTGCAGACTGACTATGAAGAGCCTGACATGCTGTCCCGCTCGCGACGCGGGGCGTACTACTAAGGAGCCATGATGGCGACCAGTTTTATTGACAAAGGTCTTTACGCAGCGCCCACGGGTCTGGCAACGCTTGAAGACGAGCCGCTTGAAATTCAAATTGAGAACCCCGAGTCAGTAACGCTCTCTGATGGGGGCATGGAGATCACGCTGGTGCCGGAGGAGATGGCAGAAGGCGGCGACTTTGATGCAAACCTTGCGGAACAGATGGATGAGGGCGAGCTTTCCTCGCTGGCCTCCGAGCTCATTGGCCTCGTTGACGCCGACATCAGCGCTCGTAAAGATTGGTCGGAAATGTATGTCAAAGGCATTGAAGTGCTTGGCCTCAAGTATGAGGATCGTACCGAGCCTTGGGACGGTGCGTGCGGTGTGTTCTCAACACTGCTGACCGAGGCTGTCATTCGGTTCCAAGCGGAGACGATGAGCGAGACTTTCCCCGCTGCGGGGCCTGTAAAGACCAAGATTCTTGGGGATATCACGCCAGAGAAAACGCGCGCGGCTGACCGCGTGCGAGCGGACATGAACTACCAGCTCACTGAACGGATGGTGGAGTACCGCTCAGAGCATGAGAGGATGCTCTATAGCCTTGGCCTCGCGGGGTCGGCGTTCAAGAAGGTCTATTACGATCCCCGGCTGAAGCGTCAGGTGTCGATGTACCTACCCGCAGAAGACGTGATCGTGCCCTATGGCGCGAGCCATCTTGAGTTGGCGGAGCGTGTGACGCACATCATGCGAAAGACCAAGAACGAAATCTTGCGTCTGCAGGCGGCGGGTTTTTATCGCGATATTGAACTGGGTGAGCCGATTCAGTTTTTCACTGATATTGAGAAGCGCAAAGCTGAAGAAGGAGGCTATACCCTCCAGTCTGATGACCGCTACGCGATCTACGAGATGCACGTTGATTACTGCCTTCCCGGCATTGATGATGAAAATGATCTTCCCAAACCCTACGTCATTACCATCGACAAGGGCACAACCAAGGTCCTTTCGATTCGTCGAAACTGGGAGCCGACGAGCGGTACGGATCTGAAGCGCAATCACTTCGTTCACTACGTTTACATCCCCGGCTTTGGATTCTATGGCCTTGGGCTGATCCATATCATCGGTGGATACGCCATCGCGGGGACGTCGATCATTCGACAGCTCGTGGATGCGGGTACGCTCAGCAACCTGCCGGGGGGCTTAAAGGCGAGGGGTCTGCGGATCAAGGGAGACGACACTCCTATTGCTCCGGGAGAGTTCCGAGACGTAGATGTTCCGAGTGGATCAGTGCGCGACAACATCATGCCGCTGCCGTACAAGGAGCCTAGTCAGGTGCTCTCGGCACTGCTTGAGAAAATTACTAATGAGGGCCGCAGGCTCGGGGCCATTAGTGATATGAACATCTCCGACATGAGCGCTAATGCGCCGGTCGGTACCACGCTGGCCCTTCTCGAGCGAACCCTCAAGACGATGGCGGCGGTACAGGCCCGAGTTCACTTTGCGATGAAGCAGGAGT